GACGTGCGGCAAGATCGAGTATCGGCATGTCTGCTCCGGCGCGGCGCTGATCACCGAGCGCACGATGAAAGCGCCAGCGCGCCCGATCACCAAGACAAAGCGCCCGGCAAAGCGTAAGGCGAAAAAATGACCTTGATCGCGATGACGCACGCGGAGCATATTGAGATCACCAACAGGGGCGGCATGAGCAAGCGCAATAAACGCAGACGGCGACGCATGAGGGTTGCGGGCGCAGAAAGAACCGAGCGCGCACCACTTGAAAAGCCTTTCGGTCAAGGCGTCGTCGCCGAGCTCGAAGAATTCGCGGAGCATTCGGCTGGCAGCTCGCGGCGCTATCGCAATCACGGCGAGAGCCCGCTGGCCTTGGCGTATCATCGGCATCGGCTCGATGGCGTGGGGCACAATGCCGAGCTGGTGGCGCGGCGTCGCTTCAAGGCCGGGGAAGACTTCCGCGCTTACTTCGAGGCGACCATGTCGCCGGGCCGGTCGAGCATGGAGCCGTCGATCGGCGGCGGCTCGCGGACCAACCTTGCCGATGCCCAGATCGATGCCGGTCGCTTCCTTGCCCGCATCCGTGAGGCGATGGGCGAAACCCAGAATTACACGATCATCGAAGCCTTCTGCGGCATGGGGCATTCGATGGTCGACGCGCTGCGCCTTGCCGATGTTCCATTCTCGCCGCAAGGCGTCCTGCCCCGCATCCTTGAGGCGCTCGACGTATTGGTGCGCATCCTCAACAAACCACTGCCGCAAGCTAAAAGCAGGCTTGACGTCGGCGCGTAAATAGAGGATGAAGCAATAAGGGTCCGCTTGGTGCTTCGGCATTGCGGCCCGCCGAAGATAGCCGGTGCGCACCTAGGAAGGAGTGCCGGTGAATAGCGGCGGTGGGCTCGAAGCAACGAGCGCCCTAGCAGTTTCAGGAATGTGCCGCTGTGTGTTTGGCGGTACTATCGGCCCCGGCGTCCCAAGCCCCCCAGCCCTAACGCCGGGGTCGATCGTTCCCTCAAAGGGCTCGCCAATGCCGCACTTCACCCGCATCGACGCCCTCAAGCTTGATCTCAGCGACGAAATGAAAGCTGGCGATCACTTCACCACGGACAGCGAAGCGCAATTCACCCTCGGGGAAGACGGCACGGTGATGATCACCAAGAGCCTCGGCTGTCTCGGCTGCGATATGTGCTGGCCCATGATCGAGCTGGGCGGCATCAATGCGCATAAGGTCAACGCGACCGATACGATCTATTGCACCAAGCCGATCGGCGACGACGCCGCGCCGCGCGCCATGAATTGACGCGCCGCCGTCATCGGGGTAGAAACCCGGCATCATGGCAACCGTCGACAATCCTGACTGGAAGAATCGCAAGGCACGCCGCAAGGCGATCGCGATCGCACGTCGACAGCAACCAGCTCGACCGCGCTAACACCCGCAGGGTGTAGCTCAATGGTAGAGCATCGCGCTTGGGACGCGAGGGTGTGGGTTCGATCCCCGCCGCCCCGACCATTCAAAGCAGTAGCGCAATCCCGCGTCGTCTAACGGCAGGACTGCGCACTTTGAATGCGCCTATCGAGGTTCGAATCCTTGCGCGGGAACCATGTCTTTCAAAGGACAGCAATTGCCGAAATCTGTCCTGCCGAGTACACTCTGCCCGGCGCGGTGGAGCAGGGGTAGCTCGTCAGCCTCATAAGCTGAAGGTCGCCGGTTCGAATCTGGCCCGCGCTCCCATCAACCTCATTCGGAGATAGAACCCGATGACACAAGAGCAGACGCCAGACCCCAAAAAAGAAATCCTTTCGCTCATCACCAAAGCCGCCGAAGCGCACGACTCGGCAGACGCAATGCGCTTCACCCAAGCGGCAGTGAATGCAGCGAATGCTCTTTGCGCCTTGAAGACCGTAAGCTGATCGCGATATCCTGATCGCGATCGGCATCGTGCCGATCCTTGCAACACGGAGAACCAATCGGCCCAAGGTCAATCTGACGCTCGAATAGGCAAAGGCAGGCTGGGAGCTCGAAAGGGTTCCCAGCCTTTCGCTTTTCGGAACGCCCCTGTGCCGGATGCGGCACGCTCCATCTGGGGCGAATCAGGCAATCTTGTGTCAATTCGCTGGGGTGACACCGATGCTTGAGGAACCAAACCGATCGTCGACCGTTGTGCAGGCCGCAAGCGCGATCGGCCTCTTCATCATCGGCATGTCGATCGCTGCTGGGCTTCTGGCGCTTGCCATTGTCGGCACCTTCTGATCAGCAATCGGCGCAATCATCAAAGCCTTGCAGATCAAGCTCAAATGGATCGCTCCCACGATAGCGATCATGTGTTGACGTAAAAGGCAACGCCGCTTCATCGTCGCAGCATTCGGATGCTTCATCGTACCAGCACAATGCGATTGCGATATAAGGCAACCCACGACACGCCCTTGACGATTTGAAAATTCTGCCACATCAATCCGGCACTTGCTGTCATTGCGACGAGACGGAGACGCTCATGCTCGGATGGCTCAAGTCTCTCTTCCCTTGGGTCATGGTGCGCCAGTCTGGATGCTGGCGGTACGAGCAGCATCGCAACACAGGCAAGCGCCGTGCAATCTTCATCGACGGTTGCGGGTACACGGCGCTCGATCGCCAATGGCTCGGCACGGATGGGATCATCATCAGGTGATCAGGAACATCAAACCGCGCCTCGGCATGTTGAATGCTCGCATCGCTGCCCCTTACGTCGAGCCGAGTGATCCATACTACGGCACGGTCCCGCATCGTGAGTGGTCGCAGGCAGTGATCGATCGCGCTGGTGGTGTGTGCCAAGGCAAGGACTGTGGTCGCTCCGGCGTGCGCCTCTTCGCTGATCATATCGTCGAGCGCCGCGACGGTGGTGCTGATCTCGATCTCTCCAACGGCCAAGCCCTGTGCGGTAGCTGTCATCAGATCAAGACAGCAGCAGCTCGAAGGGCACGGCTGGCATAGGGCGCAGCCCTTCACAGCCACGGCAAGGCGACTGCTCGATCGGTGCTCGACTGACAGCTCGACGCACGCGAGCCGCCGCCAAGGATCACCCCACGCGCGGTTTAATCCGACGGGTTCCTTCGCCCGGTCTAGCTCGCTTGGTCGCATCTGGAGATTTTTTTTCCTTCAGCCACGCGCGGAATTTTTTTCCGGTTTTATTTTGGGATCATCATGGCGAAGAAAAAATCCACCAGAGGCAAAGGCAGGCCGGGCCACCAGCCCACGAAGGTCTTACGCCAGACGGTTGAGATGATGGCGGCATTCGGAAACACCGAGGATCAGATTTCCCAAATCCTTTCCATCACGCCGCCGACACTTCGGAAACATTATGCCGCCGAGATCGCGCACGGCTTCGACAAGGCCAACAATGCCGTGGCGATGAACCTCTTCAGGCAAGCGACCAAGGACGATGTTCGCAGCGTCAATGCCGCGATGTTCTGGCTGAAGATGCGCGCCGGTTGGCATGAGTACATGATCCCGCAGCAGCCCAAGGAGCCGAAGCCCGGCAAAAAGGAAGCGGCTGACGAGGCGGCGAAGCATCCAGACACGACGACGGACATGGGCGAGCTGATGGCACGCCGCGCGCAAAGCGCCTTGAACTAATCGCATGGCATGGGACTTGTCGTGCCGTGATTGGCAGGATCGAATCCGCTTCGGACGAAGCCTGATCCCTGATCTGCCGCTCGATACTTTCGAAGCCGATCTCGCGATCAGTTTCTTCAACGGCCTGCATCTGCCAGACGTCTCGGGCTTCCCGTTGATGCGCGATGCAGCGGGCGAGTGGTTTCGCGATATCGTGCGGGCGCTCTTCGGCTCTTACGATCGCAAGCTCAATCGCCGGTACATCGAAGAAATCTTCGTCCTTGTGTCGAAGAAAAATTCGAAGACGACAAATGGCGCTGGCCTGATGGTTGTCGCGCTGCTGATGAACACAAGGCCGCGCGCCGAGTTTCTGATCGTCGCGCCGACGCACGCGATCGCCGAGCTGGCCTTCAGCCAAGTGACCGGCATGATCGAAGCGGACCCGGAGCTGCGCAAGCGGTTCTTGGTGCGCGACCACGTCAAGGAAGTGAAGGATCGGCTCAACGGCGCGAAGCTGAAGGTGAAGACCTTCGATCTGAATATTCTGACCGGCCCGCGCCCGGCTGGCGTTTTGCTCGACGAGCTGCATCTGCTCGGCAAAGACCCGCACGCTTCGAAGGTCATTCGCCAGATACGCGGCGGGCGGCAGTCGACGCCGGAAGGTTTCTTGCTGATCCTGACGACGCAGAGCGACGAAGTGCCTGCTGGCGCTTTCAAGGAAGAGCTCGTCAACGCGCGCAAGATACGCGACGGCCAGCTCGGCGGCGTGATGCTGCCGGTGCTGTACGAATTCCCCGACGATATCGTCGCGCAACAGCCGCCCGGCGTGTCGCCGCTTTGGTTCGATTCGACATACTGGCCGATGGTGATGCCCAATCTCGGGCGATCGCTGCGCCTCGAAAGCCTGATCGCCGACTTCACGACGGAGCGCGCGAAGGGCGATGGCCCTGTCACCGTCTGGGCATCGCAGCATCTAGACGTCGAAGTCGGCATCTCGCTTCGCAATGATCGCTGGGCAGGCGCGGATCACTGGCTGAACGCTGGCGACGTCAAGCTGACGCTGCTCGATATCATGGAGCGCTGCGAGCTCTGTGTCGTCGGCATCGACGGCGGCGGGCTCGACGATCTGCTCGGCATTTCGGTCATCGGGCGTGAGCGCGAAGCGAAGATCGAAGTCGTCGACAAGGACGGCAAAAGAAAAAAGATCAAGCGCTGGCTGCTTTGGAATCACGCATGGGCGCACAAGAGCGTATTCGAGCGGCGTCAAGATATCGCGCCGCTGCTGAAGGACTTCGAGAAGGAAGGCAATCTCACGATCGTCGAGCGCGTCGGTGATGACGTCATGGCTGTCGCCGATATCTGCGAAGAGCTTGAGCTGAAGGGTCTGCTGCCCCGGTACAAAAACGACAGAGGCACGGTGCCGCCCGCGATCGGCGTCGATCAGATCGGCATCAGCGAGATCGTCGACGAGCTCGCGGTTCGCAAGATCACAGGCGAGAGGATTGTCGGCGTGCCGCAAGGCTACAAGCTGAACGGCGCGATCAAGACGACGGAGCGCAAGCTTGCTGGCGGCGAGCTCATACACTGCGGCATGCCCTTGATGGCGTGGTGCGTCGGCAACGCGAAAGCAGAGCCACGCGGCAACGCGATCACGATCTCGAAACAATCCTCCGGCTCGATGAAAATCGATCCGCTGATGGCGACTTTCGATGCCGTCATGGTGATGGGCGTCAACCCGGAAGACGCGCCGTCGATCTATGAGGAAAGGGGGCTGCTCGTCCTCTAATGAAAAAGGCGGCGCGATGAATCACATGAAACGCATCATCGCGACAGCCGCCGCTCTGGCGCGCGAAGCGATCGGTCTGGCGGGCGTCGGCCTGATCTCGGCGGGCGCGCATGACATTTATCCGCCGCTCGGCTTCATCGTGCTCGGCTGCTTTCTGATCTACTTCGCCGTCATCTTGAGTGGTGGCGAATAATGCGCTCGCTCTTCGGAAGCATGGGCCGATCGCTGACCGTTTCGAATACGCGCGTGAGCGCTGGCGTGCCGTCCTATGGCATGATCCCGCCGCTCGGAAGCGTGCAGAGCTCGACGGGCATGCTCGTCAGCCAAGCGACGGCGATGGGCGTGTCGACCGTTTATGCCTGCGTCAATCGTCTGGCGACCGATCTCGCCCGCTGCACGCCGCGTCTTTACACGCTGAAGGATGACGGCACGAAGCAGTATGTCACCGATCATCCAATTCTCGCGATCTTCAAGCGTCCGAATGCGCAGCAAACGTGGTTTGAATTCGCGTGGCAAATGTGGGTCGGGCATTATTTGCGCGGCAATTGCTATGCGGCGATCAAGCGCGATCGTCGCGGCGATCCTTACCAGCTCATCCCGATCAATCCCGATGCCGTCTTCGTGCTCGAATCCGGCGAAGGAAACATTTTCTACAATGTCAACCGCATCGGCCTCTGGCAGATTGCGCAGCTTCGGGAATTTCCGACAGCGCTCGCCGAAGACGACATGCTGCACATTCGCGGCTTGACGTTCAATTCGCTCGTCGGCGTGTCGACGATCGGTCTTGCGCGCGATGCGATCGGCTTGGGTATGGGCCTTGAGCAGCAAGGCGCGCGTTGGATGGCGAACGGCGCGCGGCCTTCTGTTTGGTTGAAGACCGCGAAGCAGCTTTCCGAAATCGCAGCCACTCGCCTCAAGACGCAATTCGACAACAAGCACAGCGGCATTCAGAACACCGGACAAACCGTCGTGCTCGAAGAAGGTCTTGAGCCGGTAGCGTTGCAGCTTAATAGCGTCGATCTGCAATTCATGTCGCAGCGCGAATTTCAGATTCCAGAAATCTGCCGGTTCTTCGGCGTGCCGCCGCACAAGGTCGGCGTCGTCGATCGCGGCTCGGTGCAGAACATCGCGCAGCAGGATCAGGACTATGTGAATACCGCGATCACGCAAAAATGCGTGCTCGCGGAACAGAAGCTCGAAACCACTTTCGGATTGATCGACGAAGGCATTCACGTCGAGCTCGATCAGTCTCAATTGCTGCGTGCCGATATCATGACCCGTCGCAACGCGGCGCGACTCGGTATCATCAGCGGGCTCACCACGCCGAACGAAGAACGGCGCGGCGAAGGTCTTGCGCCCAAGGACGGCGGCGACGTGCTGCTCGTTCCGGCCAACAGCGCCGCGCTGGGCAGCGAAGCCACCGGCCTTGCGCCAGACGGAGCCGGTCGCCCGCCGAAGGGCACGGTCGCCGATCCGGGCGGGCCGATTCTCGGCAACGGCAAGAATAGCGATGCGCAAGCAGACGCCAACGAATCACAAGACGTCGCACCGCAAAATTAGGAGCAGCTCATGACCATCAAAGTTGGGACCGCTGGCGGCTCGGATATCAACGTCGACTTCAGCGACAACAAAAACATCGCGACCGTGCAGACCGTCACGCTGTCGGCGGATTACATCACGCTCTGCCCGTACACCCTGCCATTTCGTCCCGGCTTTACCGGCGCGGCGACGCTCGATTATCCGCGCACGATCTTGAGCGGCTCGGTGATCACCGTGCTCAAGGGCGAAGCCGCCGCCCTGATCGCAGCCGGAAAGGCGACATAGCCATGCCGCTCAATCTGCGCAAAGCAGTCGGCTCGCTGATGCAGCGAAAAGTCGTGCCGATGCAGATGACCGTCGTCGGCGACGACGAGGTCGATATCATCTTGTCGACCGCCGAAGTGGCGCGCGACGGGCACATTCTCATCTCGACCGGCGTGATCCTTGAGAACTATCGCAAGAATCCGATCGTGCTCTGGCAGCATGACGCCGAGCATCCAGTCGGCAACATCGAGAATATCGTCGTCACGTCCGACACGATCTCGGGGCGCGTGCGATTTGCGCCGCTCGGCATCTCGGCGAAGGCCGATGAAATTCGCGGGCTGGTGAAGTCCGGCGTCATTCGCAGCGTCAGCATCGGCTTCGATCCGATCGAAGGTGATCCGCTCGATCCGCGCAAGCCGCGCGGCGGGCAGCGCGTCTCGTCGTGGGAGCTGCTCGAAACGTCTTTCGTGAGCGTGCCGTCCGATACCGGCGCGATCGTCACGGCCCGCTCGCAGGAATCCTCTCAGGAGATCATCACCATGCCGAAAGCCCAGCGCTCCACCACTGCCGCGTACAAGCGCGTCCTGCACAATGGCGTCGCGACGCGCGGCATCTACCAAGTATCGAGCATCGCCTATCTGCTCTCGTCGCTGTGCGGCGAAGCGCATTGCGCGAAATTCGAAGCAGCGCTCGAAGGCGACGGCAGCGAAGTGCCGGGCATGCTCGTCGAAGCTGTGAAGGGCCTCGCCGATATTTTGATCGCGATGACCGAAGAGGAAACCGCCGAGCTGATCGCCGATCTCGACGACGAGGATGACGAAGACGAAGAGGACGAAGGCGGCGAAGTCGAAGTCATCGTGGAGCGCGATCGCAAATTCATCGCCGAAGGCAAGACCGCGCGCATTCGCAATTTCCGCCGCGCCGTCGTGAAGCTGCGCGCCGGTAAGCCGATCTCGCAAAGCAATGCGACGTCGCTCGACGAAGCCGATCAGGCTCACACGCGCGCCCTCAAGCATCACCGCTCGATGGGCGAGCACAATGACGCGATGAACGGTCATACCGAGGCGGTTGGCAAAGCCGTCGAAGGCGCGCGTTCCGCAATGGCATCGTGCAGCCGCGCGATCGCATCGGCTGCGAAATCGCCGGACGATGCCGCCTCGCATCTTGAGCGCGCCGACAAGGCGCTCGACAAGGCAGGCGAGCATTTGGACAAGACGGATTCGATGCGCTCGGCGATGAAAGACACCGCCGAAGACGCGAAGGACACGCACGCCGCGATGGGCCGCTCGATCAAGGCCGCGCAGCGCTCGGTCCAATCGGTGCTTCGCAGCGCGAGCGCGGAAGACGACGAAGACACCGACTCGAAGAAAATTCAGAAACCCGAAGGCGACGAGGAAGACGAAGGTTCGCGCGATGCTGACTTCCGTCTTCGTGAAGCCGAGGCGCTGGCACTCACTCACGACGCCAGCACTTAATCCGCCGCCATCACGCGGATAGCCATTTCCCCCGCCTCTGGCAAAGGCAACAGAAGCGACGTCCCGAGCCGTTGCACCATCCCAATCATGGAGAAGTCTCATGAAACTCACCGAGCTGGTGAAAAAGCGTGCGGCGGCGTTTGACGTGTTCAACGCGCTTGCCGTCAAAGATGTTTTGACTGCCGAAGAGCGCACCGCCTATGCGGCGGCGAAGAAAGACGTCACCGATCTCGACGACAAGATCACCCGCGCGAAGGAAGCGCAGGAGCTCGAAGGCACGCGCGCCGTGCCGGTTCGCGACAGCGGCGTTGACTTCAGCTCCGACGCGCTGATCGTCGTCGAAGGCGATGATCCGTATGTCGACGAGAAGGCCGCGGAACGTCGTGGCCTGAAGACCTCGAAGGGTCTTCGCGCCATCGCCGCGCTGAAAATGTTCAGCGCGTCGGGCGGCAACATGCGCGAGGCCGGTCGCATTTCGTCCGAGCGTTTCGGCGAAAAGCATCCGATCACCCGCTCCTTCGAAGGCGCGATCCGCATTCGCTCTTCCGAGCGTGCGCTGATCGCGGGCGTCGGCCCGTCTGGCGGCTATATCGTGCCGCCCGACTATGTCGCCGAGATCATCGAGCTTCTGCGCCCGCTGGCGGTTGTTCGCGCATCCAATCCGCGCGTCCTGCCGATGCCTCGCGGCACGCTGACGCTCCCCGGCCAAGCTTCCGCCGCCACCGCGAATTACGGCACGGAAACCGGCTCGATCACCGCGTCGCAGGAAACGCTGAATGAGATCGTCGCCAGCTACAAAAAGCTGACGGCCCTCGTTCCCGTCTCCAACGATCTGATGCGCTATTCCGATCCTGCCGTCGACGCATTCGTGCGCGACGATCTGGTGAAGGTGCTGGCGCTGCGGGAAGACCTTGCCTTCCTGCTGGGCGATGGTCTGGCTTCCAGCCCGCGCGGCTTCCTGAGCTTCGCGAATGGCTGGGTGCTTGCCAACGGCGGAACGGGCGGCGTGTGGTCGACCACCGGCAATTCGACCTATGCCGTCAACGGCACCGATCCGGCGAATTCGACGGGCGGTAACTTCATCACTTCCACCGAGGCATACACGCTGGCGACCGTCGCCAACGAGCTGGGCGGATTGATGAACCGCCTCGACACGGCGAATGTGCCGGAGTCGCGCCGCATGTGGTTCTTCCATCCCCGGATCAAGAACTACCTCTACAACGTGCAGAATTCGCTCGGCGTGTACGTCTATCGCGACGAGATGAATCTCGGCAAGCTGCTGGGGCTTCCGTTCAAGACCACCACGCAGATCGGCACGAACTATCACAACGCCAACAGCTCCAACAACACCGGGACTTTCATCTTCCTCGCCGAAATGGACGAGGCGATGATTCTCGACAGCATGAGCTTGGAGCTCTTCGTGTCCCGCGAAGGTTCCTATGTCGACTCGGGCGGCTCGACCGTCAGCGCCGTGCAGAGCGACCAGACGATCATCCGTGCAATCGCGGAGCACGATTTCCAGCTCCGTCATCTGCAATCGGTCGCGATCGATCAGGGCGTTCTCTGGGCTCCGGCGATCTCGTAATCGGATAGCCCGGCTCCCGAGCGCCGGGCGTTTCGATTTCCCGTTCTCTCCTTTTGTGAAAGGCAATAGCCATGAACACTTTGGTTTATGAAAAAAACATCGCGTCGCTCGGCGTGATGAAGCGCCTGTCGGCGCACAGCACCGCCACGGCGGCGGGTTCCGGCGACGCCACCAGCGTCACCGGCATCAGCATCGACCGCCAAGGCTTCACCAACGGCGGCATTCCGAAATCGGCAATGGCAAGCGTGATCTATCAGGCCACGCTTGCGAGCGGCAAAACCCTTTCGATCGGGTATGCCATTCAGGACAGCGCCGACAATTCGACCTTCGCTGACTTCCAGACGGCGACCTATGCCGTCGTCGCCACCGGCCCCAGCGGCGGCGGCGAAGTGGTTGGCAGCTTCAATGTCGCTGTCGATCTCAGCAATGCGCGACGCTATGTGCGCATGAACTACAATCCCGATCTGTCTGCCACCGGAACCGATACGGCGTATGCCGATGCTGTCGGCTTCATGGCGGGCTTCGATCGCCTCGCTGCGCCGACCACGTAAGGCACGCAAATTGAATCCAACCCTCAAGATCAACGTCGGCTGTGGCCGAAATGTGCTTGGGGGTTGGATCAATCTCGATCGCGTCGCTGGCGAAGGCGTCAACGTCGCCGCCGATCTCGATGCCTGCCGTACCACCCCGTTACCGTTCAACAACAATTCATGCGACGAATTTTTGCTCTCGCATGTCATCGAGCATATTCGCGATCCGCTCGCGCTGATGCAGGAGCTTCATCGCATCGCGACGCCAAATGCCACCGCGACGATCCGCGTGCCTTACGGCACTGCCGACGACGCATGGGAAGACCCGACGCACGTGCGGCCATACTTTCTCGGGAGCTTCGCTTATTTCGGCCAGCCGGTTTACTGGCGCGCGGATTATGGCTATCGCGGCGACTGGAAGGTCGAAGCGCTTCACCTTTTCGTCGAGCCCGATTGTGCTGGGCAAACGCCTGACGAAATCTTGAAGCGCGTCCGGCGCGAGAGAAACATCGTGCGGGAAATGGTAGCAGTGTTGTCGGCAGTGAAACCAATCCGGCCACCGACGCCAGAAGATAGGCCGAGCGTCCCAATCGGAATCAAGGTATTGGACACCTGATGCAGACCCAAGAAAGCCGCCTCGCCCGCGCGCAATCGCGCTCGCTTTTCATCTGCACGCCGATAGCCCGTCATCCCGTCAGGCAATACACCGTCTCGCTCGCCAAGAGCCTTGTGCATCTGGCGCAGCTCGGCATCAGGACATATTTTCAAACCGTCGTCGGATCGAGCAATCTTCCGCGCGCTCGCAATGAGCTCGTCGCGGCATTCCTCGCATCTGATTACACCGACATGGTCTTCGTCGACGACGACATGGGTTGGACCCCGAATGATTTCGTGAGGCTGCTGGCATCAGAGCACGCGATCGTCGCAGGCGTCGGCTGCAAGAAAGTCGAGCTCGGCGATCGCGAGCCGGACAAGTGGTGCTTCCGATCCAAGAAAGGCCCATTTTATCAGGACGAAATGGGTCTTGTGGAAGTCGACGCCGTCGGCACCGGCTTCATGAAGATTTCCCGCGAGCCTTTTGATCGCATGATCGCGGCGCATCCAGAGTGGAAGCGCAAGGGCTACAAGCAAATGCCGGACGCGGCGCGCAAGTTTTACTATGAATTTTTCCGCTTCGGCCTTTGCTTGTAG